GTATGTTTTCTGATAAGGGCCAATAAACATGAACCCCTCTACCTGAATCTATGGTAATTGGTACTGGTAAACTTAAAGACTCGCAAAAACCCTGTAAAGCGTTTATAGCGTCTATTTTAGTTGCGTAATCTTTACTAGGGCCACAATCAAGGTCGAGAAAAAAACTACGTAAGTACTTAACATTAGTAGCTTTCCTAGATCCTTCTTCCTCAAATGTGGCTAACGCAAAATAAACATCAAACCCTTTACCATTTAAGTCATCTGCATCAGTTAATAAAGACTCTGTTGATGCGTAAAACTTTTGTATTCTCTTATCAGTAACTGCATTAGCAGCAAAAAGGCAAAAGTACCCTGTGTCTGCCAATACTGTTTTTAAGAACGTATTGGTATCCATTGTTTGTCCAGAAGAAGATCACGGCAAGGGCTAGTTGCAGGAGTAGTAAATTAAGCTTTCCAGCCCGTTTCGGCAGGGGCGAACCATGCCTAGCCGTGATATTAAATAATTTAATCGTCATCACCCCATTCGTCAATGATGGCATCAAGATCATCGTCATCATCCTTTTTTGGGGGAGCTTTCTTCTTCTTGACTACTTTCTTAGGCTCTTCTGGTTCTTCATCCCAGATCTGGTCAGTACCATCATCCTTGGTAACCTCTTTCTCTTCCACTGCTTCTTCAGAAAAAGGGTTGTCAGCTTCAACAGTGAAACCATCTTCTACCTCAAATGGGCTAGTGACACTACTTTCAGCTAACTTAATAACCTGTACCGCGTTTAAACGCAGTGTTACACCTGCCATCTTAGTAGCCTTCATAAAGTACGGCACCAATACTACAGCCACGTTGATAATACTGCCTGTCGTTAGCTGAAATTCGTCCGGTAATATCTCGTTTGCTGCAGAAAACTGTCGTGGTTTACGAGTGGCTTCCTTGTTGTACGCGGCTTTGATCTTCACTTTCACATCGAAGATAGCATCCTTATCTTTAATGGTACCTTCCAGTAGTTTGAAGTTATCTTTAAAAACAGGCCAATCTTTAGCCTTCTTCTCGTTGTACACTTTTACCATCGCTTTACGTAACGGCGCGATATCGGCGTAGGCAATTTTAAGATTAACCGTGTACTCAGCACCGTCATCAGTTGCAGCACATGGAACACTTCTGTTCTCCGTGTTGTCAAATTTGTAAGGGCGATCAAGTTTTGGGTAGAGTGCTTCCACCCCTTTAATGTTATATTTCATGCCATTCTCCAAAGTCAGGCGTTTAAGGTAAACCCCTCTGTCTCTTCAAAAGGGGAACTGTTGGTTTCTTCGAGTCGAGAAAAATCTAGCGTAATAGCTGCCAACGCATCAGGATGTTCAACCATAGCCTGACTTAACTCTAACTCTGTTTCTTCTAATGGACGTAGAGGCGCGAAAAATAATTTAGGCACCACACTATCCTTATCAAAGTACATTTTAGTAAACACTGTCATTGACGGTGTACTGTGTTGCTGCAAAAAACGTGCGTACTCCTGTAACGGCATATGCCCGTCTTTAGCCCTGCCAAAAATACTACTAGCAGGTATGTGTAGTTGGTACACATTAGGGTCGTCTTTCAATAGCACAGCCAACTTCTGTGAGTACTTACAAGCCCTACCACCACCAGATGCAGATCCGCGTATGTCATGTTTGCAGTCCATACATCTAACTGCTTGTTTTTCAAATACTTGTGAATCAGGTTGTCTGGTGTCAGATGACCAACACACAGGGGCTTGCACTGCATTCGGATCAAACTCATTAGCGTAGTAGATCCTTTGCACAGGTGCCGCATTAACAATAATAATTTCAAGTTCGGCTTCAAATTCATCAGAACCTGTATTGAACGTGTTATTGCGAATGCTTATCCTATTCATCAGAAGTCATCATCCACTAAGGCTTTTATGTCAGGAGCATCAGAATCATCAAGGGCTAATTCTTTTTGCCACGGAATGTCCTTCGGCTCCTCTTGTCGTAAAGCCTTCTCTATATCTTCGAGGACAAAACGATAGGTGTTCCCTGCTTTAATGTAAGTATTTCGAGGAATGTGATCCTTACGAATCCAACTCCGCACGGTGCTTACACTCACCGCGAACCGATCAGCGACAGCTTCTATAGGTACATACTCTTGACTACTCATACAGAAGCCCTCTTGTCTTCTAAATCAGAAATTAACTTCGCCATCTCTTCGTCCGATGTACCCCTTATCTTGGCTTCAATCCACGCATCTACTTCGTCATCACTCCACCCTGTTGCACGAGGTGTAAGTTTTATTCCTTTGGGAAATAAACCTAAACGGATTTGTTTATAGACTGAAGGCCCAGACAGACCCGTTTTATTCTTAACTTCTGATAAACGACTAAATTTATTCGCCATACGTATTATCCTCAACGTGGTTTCTGAATCGTTATTGTGTAGGTAGCATCCGACTGCAAACCTATAGGAATAAGCTGTTCGTTCCCCTCTTCCGCAAGAAATTCCTCAAGGTTCTTCTGAGCGATTCGTTTCTGCAGTATTTCGGGGATCTCGTGTTCGAGGACAAACTTATGAAATGCTTCCCAGTCACTACACCAATAGTTCACTTTCCGCTTTCTGTAGAAAGTACCCTCAGTAGTCTTGACTGAGTTAACATCATTCTCATTACAGTGAGTCAACAGGTAATGCTGGATCTTCTCTTGTTGTTCGATAAGAGCCTTATCCTGAACATCAAATTCTGCTTTTAACTCACTGCGCTTTTCCCGCAGGTTGCGGAATGCCTTCACAAGCTTTGGCAAGCTCATCTTACTACTCATCTCTTTCTCCATCGCACCAGTCAAATACTGGGATCTCGACTATAGTGGGTGTTTATACCCTAGTCAAGCAAATCTTGGTATAAATCTATAATTTTTGTGTGAATGTTTATTCTGTTATCTAGCAGTGAGTAAATGCGCTTTTCTACGCCAGAACTTTGTAGCTGCACAACTGTACATTTGTGATCTTGACCCGACCTATGTACCCGCGCATTCGCCTGTGCGTAGGTTTCTAGGCTACTTGTCGGCCCCCACCATACCACCGTATTAGCAGCGGTTAGCGTCACTCCATGAGCAGCAGCTTGCGGCTGAATGACTAGTACTTTTGGGTCAGGCATGGTTTGAAATTGTTTGAAGATCGCGGTGCGCTTCGGTGCAGATACATCCCCACGAATGATATCGGTGGTGATACCGTCCTTTTCTAGCTTGTCCACTAGCAGGTCAATCGCATGCTTAAAAGGTACAAATACAAGCACCTTCTTACTAGACTCATCTATAACTTCTTTCAGTACCTTGTACCTGTGTTTGATATCAAACTCTAAAGCTTCACCATCATCCGTGTACACCGCGCCACAAGATATCTGCAGTAACTTGTTCATATTAACAGCGGCATTGTGAGCGGTTATCTGCTCTCCTGCAGCTTGCATCACCATCTTATCTTTAAGCTGCTCATAGTACTTCTTCTGCTGTCGTGACATCTCAACTTCACGTTTCACGTACACCATTTCAGGCAGATCCAAACACTCCTCCTTGGTGTAACGGATCGCAGGTTGCAGGGCGTTGAACACAATATTTACAGAAGCATCTTTTGGTACCCATTTGAACTGCGTAATCTTAATCATTACCTGATCTCTGAACGCACTAAAAAATCTAGGTACCGCATCAGGGTTTATAAGTTTCGCTAGTCCATACGCATCAAGAGGTGACTGCGCTGCAGGTGTACCTGTCATCATCCACAACCACATCTTTGGCGTAAGTAGTTTATTTAGTACTTTCCAACGCCTAGTCTGCGCGTTCTTATAATGTGTAGCTTCATCAGCAATAATGAGGTCAAAGCCGCCATTGGCTATCTCATCGGCAACAATCTCAACACCGTCATAGTTAATAATGACATACTCTGCGCCTTGGTTGATGATTTGCCTACGTTTCTCCGCAGTCCCGTAAGCCACATCTACTGTACGGTGCATAGCGAACTTAAATAGGTCTGTCCTCCAAGCACTATCCATGATGGACAACGGACATATCACTAGCACACGATTGATCTTACCTTCTCGCAGTAAGTAGTCACTGGCCCATATAGCACTAGCAGTCTTGCCCGTGCCTTGCTCGTTGAAGCAAAAGCTACGTTTGTTCAGTGTGAGGAATGCAGCGGTATCTTTCTGGTGGTCAAACGGTTTGTATTGCCCTGCCCATTCGTAATGAGATTCGATGGGAGAAGGCACTTTTATATTGAGGTTTTTTAGT